CTCCTTGGGTTCGGGCGCTGCCAAGTATGCCTTCAGGCGCTTGACCCGGTTCTTGTTATACGCAATAAGCGCATTTGCATATTCAGCCCCAGATTCAGCGGCTAGCAGTTCATGCTCTGCGTGAAGCAACTCATGCGCTACTGCTTGCGCTGGCGTCACCGTCTTCAACATTAGCCTCAACTCTGTCCATAGGTACTTGATCATCACTTCACCAACACGTCAAAGGTAACCAATAAAAAGATCACGCCAGAGCAGACCAGAAGGGCTGCGCCCAAAAAGCTGATCACCAAGCTGCGAGCTTGATCATGGTTTTGCTGAGTAAAGTAGGTATCTTTCATTTCGTTTTTTCCTTGGTTAATTTACTGACATATCCACGCACTTTGGCGGCGTGTTCTAAGGTGAGATAGAACTCAACTCTGGTTAGGCCAAGCGCCTTTCGGCGTTGGCGTAGGGCTTGGACTCGTTGGGTGGGGGTCATGCTGCTGCCTTTTTGGATTGCTCTGCATGAAAGGCTTCGCGGGCTTTCTCAATCGTCACAAACTCAGCAGAGCGCTTTGGGTTGGCGCACATCCACTCGACAAATGCATCTGTCGGTTTGGATGGTCGCGGGGTAAAGCCCACACCTTTACGCCAGTTGCCAACAGTTTTGTTTGGTTTGCTCATGGTAATCTCCTTGGGTTGGGGCCGTAGCCCCGTTTGGTTTAGGCAGTGGCGCGGCGATCAGCGTAGCCTTTGTCTTTGCGGATTTCAGCGGCCAATGCGCCAAACATATTAATGTCGCGGATCACAACCGAGTAGCCTGAGATTTCATGACAACCGTAGGCTGTGAACGCCTCATCGTAAGTATCGAATTCAATGATGCCGACTTCAAGGGTTTCAGCGCAGGCATATGAAAGAAAGTAAGAGGCTGAAGTTGTCATTTCGTTTGCTCCGTTGTGTTAATGAGCCTCTACTATAACACTGTTTCCGGTAACGCAACAATTATTTGATAGGGACAAACCCTAACACCATTTCTTTAGCCTGATCAGCCCCCTTTGCCACCATGCAGGTGTAGCCACAGCCCTCCAGATAGGCAATCCAGTCCTTCTGCTCGGCGCTAAGACTGCCGCCCTTGACTCGCTTCATCTCCACCCACAAGCGCCAGTCTGGAATGAACAGGTCGGGAACGCCAGGCGATACGCCCTCAACCTTCAAGCGCCCTGCTGTCGCTATGCTCCGCTGCCCTCCGTTAGGGATGGCAAAGATACGCACGCCCCTGTAGCCTTGGCGAAACCAGCGCACGAACTCGCGTTGTTCAAAATGTTCTGACGGTACTGCATCAGATGCCGTGGTTTTCGTGGAAGCCATGTTGTTTCTCTGCCTTTCTGCGTGCTGCAATTGCATCGTCAAACGATTCAAACGATCCAAGGTGGATTGACTTTCTATTAATGCGAATCTGCGCTTGCCATCGCATGGTCTGCGTATGCTTAAAAACACCAGTCACGCCAGATGAGTTGCGCTTTGATTTTGACAAATTCATGGCGTTTTGCGTTCTCTGAACCACACGCAAATTGGCAATTCTGTTGTCTGTCTTGTCGTGGTTCACATGGTCAATCTCGCCATCGGGCCAGCAACCGTAATGCATTGCCCATGCAACTCGATGTGCAAACATTTTGCGATCAGCAATAGCCCCAAACAGATAGCCATTTGAGTGTGGCGCACAAAGTGCCTTCTTTCCAGAAAATCTTGAATTCCATGATGCCCTGCAAGTATCACAATGCAGCCAAGTAAACTCGCCACTTTCTGAGTTGTAGGCAACTCTGGAGCGCAATTCTTGAACGGTGAGTCGACCTAGAACGGACATTCGGCCTCCCACTTATCGCACTCGCCCACGGTGCTGGCAAACTCTGCTGGTGGCTGCATAAAGAACTCTACGCACAGGCCATCCACGCCGTAATGCTCACAGGTGTGGCAGCACCTCGGTGGGCCAGCGGCAAACCAGCGCTTGTAGTCAGTCACCAAATCCGGTTCAGGGTGTCTCATACCATCTCCTTCTCATTACTCTAAAAAATTTGCCATCGCGCTTGAACTCAATATGAATTGGTGGCTGCGCTTGATTCATGTTCTGAGCCATCTCCTCCAACGACTGCACGTTGAGGCCACCTGGCTCGATCTGAGCGCGTTCTGCTATATCTACGAGCTTTTGCAAAGCCATCTGACCAGCGTACCCGTCATGCGTAACGGCTAGGTACTCTGTAATGGCTGGGTCACTCAAGCCCCCGTAGTAAGTCACCGCCAGCATTTCTTTGCCTGATGCCTTGCTGATGTGCTTGCGCCATGTCCAGCTTGTCACATCCAGATCGGTGCCATCAAGCCCCATGATGTCATCGTCATGCAGTTTGAGTTTCTTTGGCTCTGGGGCTGGAAATGCATTCCCGCAAGCAGGGCAAACAGACGTTGATATGGCGCACAGCTCACCGCATTCGTCGCAGACCTTGACTGGTGCTTCGCCATTACCATCGCCGCCCTTTTTTGGGGGCTGGACAGCAGTAATCGGGCCGTGCGTAGACACCACGCCAGCAAAGTCCAGCACCAAGCAGTGATCGGTGTGGCTCTTGACCCGCATCCCGCGGCCAGCCATCTGGACATACAAACTAGCGCTCATGGTCGGGCGCAGCATGGCGATCAGGTCAATGTCGGGGTAGTCAAAGCCGGTGGTCAGCACATTGGCGTTGGTAAGCGCACGCAAGCGGCCAGCCTTGAAGTCGGCTAGCATTTTCTCGCGCTCCTTCTTTGGCGTCTCACCCGTCACGCACTCAGCAGCCACGCCATGCTGGCGCAAGACTTCTGCAATGTGCTGTGCATGTTTTACACCAGCGCAAAACACTAGCCACGCCTTGCGGTCACCAGCCAAGCCAACCACCTCGCGCACCACCTTCTGGTTCTGATCGTCGGTGTCCACCGCAGCTTGCAACTCAGACTCAATGAACTCGCCGCCACGCTTATGCACGCCAGTCACATCCAGTTTGGCCTTGGTGGTTTTGGAACGCAGGGTTGACAGATAGCCTTTGTAAATCAACTCCTCGATGCTGATAGGATTAATCAGCGCATCAAACAGCGCTGGCTTGTCAGTGATCAGGCCATGCCCCAGACGGTAAGGCGTGGCCGTCAAGCCCACCACCCGCAACTCAGGGTTGATGGCCTTAAGCTGCTCCAGCAACGTGCGGTAGCCGCCCTCGTCTTTGTGGTTGACCAAGTGGCACTCGTCAATAATCACCAGATCGGTGTGGCCTAGCTGCTTGGCTTTCGTCCGTACAGACTGGATGCCAGCAAAGGTGATCGGCTCACCCAAATCCTTGCGGCCAATGCTGGCGCTGTAAATGCCCATCGGAGCGCCAGGCCAGTGCTGGCGCATCTTCTCAGCGTTCTGCTCAATCAATTCCTTGACATGGGTAAGCATCAGCACCCGAGTCTCAGGCCAGTTCTGCAAAGCGTCCTTGCACAGCGCCGCCACAATGTGGCTCTTGCCCGATCCCGTTGGCAGCACTAGGCAAGGGTTGCCCTTGCCGCCCTCCTCAAACCATGCGTAGAGCTGGTCTATGGTGCGTTGTTGGTAGTCACGGAGCATCAGCCAACTATCCTTGCATCCCAAACCTGACGCATCTCAGCAATCAAAGGATCACCACTAGCACAAGCCTCGGCATTGGCCAGCAGTTCCGTGCTACCCCAGACGCCCTCTTGCGCTGGGTCACCGTTTGCCATGTTCACGCCATTGATCTCGTACACGGCAGTCCACTCGTCCGGCCCGTCCTTGCGTTGCCACGGCACTAAGTCTGGGTGTAGGACATGCGACTCGCAACCCTTGTGCTGTGCATCCACTGGGATCACATCGTTCCACTTAGCGCAGTGCCAAGTCGAGTCAGGCATTGGCGTGGCGTTGGCACAGGTACGGCAATTGACATGCTTGGTGGTCTTCGTTTCGTGGCAGAACTTGTACGCATCGCAGAACTTGCACTGATACCAGCTTGGGTCTGAACTAATTGGCTCAGGCATACGCTCGGCCAGTGCAATATAGTGACCTCGGCGCACCGCTTTTTCTGAAACCTCCTTGTCAAACTTCACGCGCTCGGTGTGGATGCGGTCATCGTCCTTGCAGATGGCGACATACAGCGCACGGTCAATGCCAGTGCCTTGCATGTACACCTGCATCTGGGTGAAGTGCTCAGGCTTGGCCTTCTCCACGCCATCCTTGACCAGCGCATCAAATGACTTCTTGCTGTGCGTCTTGAACTCGGCCACATGCTTGGCCTTCGGGGCTTCAGGAACGCCCTTGTCAATGATGGCGTCCAAGCTGCCAGAGACATGGCCTCCAAAATCAACCCGATGCTGTGCAGACACCTTGCGTACATCCAGCCCAATCGCACGCAAGTCGCTGATGATGGTGGCCTCCTCGTTCTGCCCCCTACGGAACAAGCGCAAGATGCGGCCAGAGAACTCAGGCTGCACCGCCCACCGGAACGACAACCACAGCCAGCGGTCACAGACATGGCCTAGCGTGCTAGCCCCAAGGTGCGGCCTTGGCTTTTCTGACTTTGACTCGTGGTGCTTGTCAACTAGGGCGGCAATGGTATTATCTGGTTGGGGAATAATCACTTGTTCTCTCCTTGATTGATATTTGCCCCGACCTTAACCAGTCGGGGCTTTTTTTTGCTTACTTTTTAGCCCAAGGTGGTGCAGCCTTGGCAGTGGCTGCTGGCGCAGAAGCTGGTGCTGCTGTAACGATAGGCGCTACGCTACCAGTCAAAGAATTAAATCCCTTGATTTCGTTGCTAGCACCATATTGCGCGTCATCTTTGACAGTCAACTTGATGCTGATCTGACCGCCAATTAATTGATCAGTGTCAGCCACCTTTGCCAAGCCAATCGCACGCATAATCTCGCCCAACTGTTGGCGTCCGATCTCCTCGGCCTTTGGGTTGGCGTTCTTGATGTTCAAGTTGCCAAACACGACACGACCTTGGTGGCTCGGGCCGGTGATGTCAAAGCGCAGTTTGATGTACTGGCCGTTGTTGGCCTTAGTAGCTTTAAGTTCAGCCTGCGAGATAGTAGCCGTGTACCAGCCAGCAGGCAACGGCTCAAAGTTGTTAGCCTTGCCTTGTGGCAACTCGTTAACGTCAAAAGTCTCGGTGAGAAAAGCCATGATATTTATTCCTTGATGGTGATTTTGAAAGAGGGGCGGCCAGGCTTGGCCGTGATTGCACCAGCGAGATGCTTGGTGATGGATTCGTCTGCTGATTTCCAGAGCGTGAGGTTTAGCTCTGGTTTCCAGCGAAACAATGTCGCCAAATGCTCGGTGAGTCCTGACTCGGTAGCCAGCATCTGCAACTTCTCCGAATCAACCTTGCGGTCAATGCGGCCTGAGATTTTGACCACATAGCCATCTGGCTCTGCTGTCTCAGTGGACTCAAAGGCATCAGGCAAGCGCAGGGCTTTGACAATCTGGTCTTCAATCTTGCGGCGCTCGACTACCGTGCGCTCCTCAAGGGTTTTGTAGCGCAACCAATCTGCGCTTAGGGTTTCAAGTTGCATTTTTAGCCGCCTCTCGTTTCTTAATTAATTCTCGATAACAAAAATCTGCATCCGCTGTATCTTCAATCGCAGCGTCTGCATCTTGGATTGCAATGCGAAGCATTTTTCTTGCTTCAATAACTTTGTTTTTTGTTGTAATCACCAAATGGTGAGCATCAATAAATTTAGTAATGATTTCGTCATCGCTCATTCGTTACGCTCCTTCAACATTGCGTCAGCCATGTGGTAAGACCCCATAGCAACATCTTCTTGAATGAAATCAAAATCTTCACTGATCATTTTTGCAATCAACACTTGCATGGCCTTAGCAGCAAAGTAGTCCCGCAAGGTCATGCCCTCGTGGCCGTTGTAGCTAACTGGGAATGCTTGATCGTTCATGCCTTGCCCCCGATCTTTTCAATGATGGCACCA